TGATTATGATCATAGAATTTGTTGCGGATATCGTGAGACAGGCGGTAACACATTATGTTGATCGAACAATTGCCAGTCGTATCCTCACTCGAGTCTCGGGAGAACTCTCAGGATTGGTTAATCGGCAATCTAGCCAGGCGGTTGGACCCGAAACAGTCAGCACCTAAAAACGACAGTGCGCTGTTCTGGCAGACCTGGTTATTAAAAAATTTCGGGACATTCTTCCTCACTGAAAACCGCGAGGCATCCTTTGCGACCTACCACGAAGAGTTTTGGTTGTGGGTGTATGCCTTAGAAGAATTCGTGCGACCGGAACCGCTGATCGCGGTATGGCCGAGGGAAGGCGGGAAGAGTACCAATGTCGAACTGGCGATTATCTACCTGGCCCACAAGCGGATCAAGCAATATTGCGTGTATATTTCCGGCACTCAAGAGCAGGCGAATGACCACATCGGGAATATTGCCACCGCACTTGAGGGATCTATAATCCAAGAAACGGACCCTGATTTATGCGAACGGCAGCTGGGGAAATACGGCCACAGCAAGGCCTGGCGCATGAATCGATTACGCACAGCCTCGGGATTAACTGTGGATGCCGTGGGCCTGGACGCGATGGGTCGAGGAGCCAAGATCGGCAAACGCCGACCGGACCTGATAGTCTTTGACGATATCGATAAGGACAACGACACCAATGCAGCGGTCGAAAAAAAGATCAATCTCCTTACACGGAAAATCATCCCTTCAGGAAATGAATTTGTGGCGATCCTAGCTGTGCAAAACCTAATCCACGGCCAGTCGATTTTCACCAGGTTCACGGATGGCCGAGCCGAATTCCTTATCGATAGAAAAGTTTCCGGTCCCTATCCCGCGCTGGCCGATTTCACATTTAGCAAAGCCACCGATGGCAAGGCCACGATCACAGGTGGCGAACCGACCTGGGACAACCTTAGCGTCAATCGCTGCCAGCGGATCATTAACGATATTGGCCTGAACGCCTTTCTGGCCGAATACCAGCACGACAAGTCTGCCCAGCAAGGCATGTTCTTTCAGGACATTTGGGTTCCGTCGATTCTGATCATCGACTCGTTTGAAATTCCTCCGCACTGGCGCATTGATCGTTCCTTTGATTATGGCTATTCTGCACCGTTCGCCGTGAATTGGTGGACGACGGCAGATGGGGAAACGCCTGTGGGAAGGCACCGGAGGATCTATCCGAAAGGGACGCTGATCGGGATCCACGAATGGTACGGCTGGAACGGGAAGGCGAACCAGGGCTGCAGAATGTTGGCCGCAAACATTGCCGTTAACATCCTGGCCATAGAAGATAGAACGCCTTATCTCAAAGGACGAGTGAAGCCTGGGCCTGCCGATTCGAGTATTTGGGATGGGCCACCGAACAATTCCGTGGCGACGGACATGGCCGGAAAGAACGTTCACTGGTATGCTGTCGACAAAGGTCCAGGCTCGCGGATCAATGGGGCGAGACTTTTTCGGGAACGCATTCAGGCGTCAAACCAAACGCCGATGACGCAGCCAGGGTTTTTCGTTTGGAGGAATTGTGTGCAGCTGGTTCGGTGTTTGCCGGACCTCCCGCGAGATCCGTTAGAGCCGGACGACGTGAATACCGAAAGCGAAGATCACAACTACGACAGCAGTCGATATCGAATACAATGGAAGCCGCAACTTATCACCACAGGACGCACCGTTGGAATGTATTAATTCCTTAACCGTTTCGAGCAATCCGATGTTGGTCGAATCACCTTGTGCCTATCTAAGGAGGTTCAACTATGCCCAGCACCGGAAACACGCTCCTGCCAGCCACGCAGAGTGCGATCGTCAATACGACAGCCTCTGACTCCGTTCAAACCAAACATCCCGAGTGGATACAAACCGCACCTGACTGGGTCCTCTGCCGCGATGCCGCAGCCGGCGAGCGCAGAGTAAAAGAGAAGCGCGAGACCTACCTTCCCTCCACCTCCGGTATGCGATCAGCAGGCATGGGAACCAAGCAGGAAGGCCTCGCCATGTACAACACTTATTTAATCAAGGCGGTGTTTCCATACCTGGTACAGCCGGCAGTCAATGCCCTGGTCGGAGTGATGCATCGTGAAACTGCGGTGTTTGAATTGCCGCCACAAATGGAACCGCTCCGCGAGAACGCGACCCTCGAAGGCGAATCCCTCCAGACGCTGCTCATGCGAATCAACGAAGCCCAATTACTCACGGGACGCATTGGCCTGTTGGCTGATGTGCCGACCGGCCAAGGTGGCATCCTCCCGCATATCGTCGTTTACGATGCCGAGTCGATTATTAATTGGGATGAATCCCGCAGGCCGGACGGACGCAAACGAGTGGACCTGGTGGTGTTGGACGAGAGTGATTGGGAACGATCGACCGGCTTTGGCTGGGAGTTTCAGAACAAATACCTGGTGCTCGACCTGGTGCCGAGTGATTCTTTGACGGAAAACTTCGAGGATGTCCGGAAGGTCCAAAGCGGTCAGGCCGTGTTGTATCGTAGCCGGCTGGAAGTGGTCGACGATGAATCGATCAAGAATGAGCAAGCCAACCGGCAAACAGAAGTCACGCAGGTGTCCGGAGCGACGACGCTTGAAGGCGTGACGCCTGCCCTGCGCGGGATGACCCTTGAGGAAATCCCTTTCGTCTTTATTGGTTCGGTGGATTTAACGCCAACACCGGATCAGATTCCTATGCTCGGCCTTACCAATTTATCTTTTACCATTTATCGAGGCGAGGCCGATTATAGGAACACGCTCTTTATGCAGGGCCAGGATACGCTCGTCACAATCGGAGCGATGCAAGGAGAAGGCGAACAAAAGGTCAGCTTCGTTGGTGCCGCTGCCTCGCTCAACCTTCCACTCAATGGCGATGCGAAATACATCGGAGTCTCAAGCGACGGTCTGCCCGAGCAACGAACTGCCTTAGAGAACGACTACAACAAGGCTTCCGAATTGGGCGCGAACCTTTTGTCCTCCAGTCGCGGCGCGGCCAAGGAGGCAGAAGAAACCCTGCAGATACGAGTGGCTGCTCGCACAGCCAGTATTACCACCGTCGTCGTAGCCGGCGCAGTGGGCTTGCAAACCCTCTTAAGGAAAATGGCTAAGTGGATGGGCCTTGATCCGATGACGGTCATCGTCACTCCTAACATGGACTTCATCCCAGACAGATTCAACCCGAAAGAACTCCTCGACTTCATGGCTGCGAAGAATGCCGATGCACCGTTCGCCCTGGAAAGTATCCACAACTGGGGACGCGAGAAAGGCATCACCGAACTAACCTTCGATGAGGAAATGACAAAGATCGAGGAAGAGCAAAAACAACTGGATGATATGCGAGGCACCGAAGAGGACGACGAGACCATTGAGATGCGGACGCTCATGCTCGATCAACTCCGGAGGCAGGGACAGGCTAATTCAAATCAACCGGCGAAAACTCCCGAAGGGTAATCGATGGCCCTTACCTCCAATGAGCAGATTCGGGACGCGCTTATCAGGCGTCAAACGAGAATCCTCCGACTCGGCACGACTCTAGGAAGTGATATGCGGAGGCTGCTGAGGTTGGTAGATGACGACCTTCGTAAATTGATCGAGGTCCGGAGTAGTCCACTCACTGGTAACAGGAGGAAATTCGGCAAGACCCGCACTGCTCGGGCCAATGCTTTAATGCAGGCGATTCGGGATCTACAGAAGCCCACCTACATAGAAATCAATCGAGAGATCAAAGCCGCCATGGGCGAAATTGGTGTGCTCGAGGCCCAGTTTACGAAGTCGACCATCGAGGCAGCATTGCCGGTCGTGGTTGATTTGGCTTTACCCACTTCGACGCTGCTGAATGCCATCGCTACGAAGCAGCCTTTCGAAGGCCGCATCCTTTCAAAGTGGATCCGCGATCTGAACAACACCGACACCAATCGGATGATGGATCAAATCCGAATCGGGATGGTCAATGGCGAGGGCGAGAAGGAAATCACTCGCCGCATCTTTGGAACGGCCACACAAAACTTTCGAGATGGAACCCGCGCACTCACCAAGAGAAACGTGGAAGGGATCGCTCGCACAGCGGTGTCGTTCATCACCAACCAGGCCAGACAGGAAGTCTATGCGGCCAACCGAGCGATTATCCCAGAGGAGGTTTATGTCGCCACGCTCGATGGCAAGACCACCTTGCAGTGTATTGGGTTAGATGGAAGGATCTTTAGGAATGGCGAAGGGCCGGTCCCACCTGTTCATTTTAAATGCCGATCATTACGTGCACCAGCGGTCAATGGAAGGGCCATTGGAGAACGCACAGCTAAGGCTGTGTCAAAACAAATGCTGGAAGGGTTAAGCGAAAAAGAGCAGCGGTCTTTGATCAACAAGTTAACAGGACAAGTCCCAGCGACTGAATCCTATCAAAAGTTTCTGAAGAAACAACCAGTTGGTTTCCAAAATGATATCTTGGGTAAATCAAAAGGTGCGCTGTTTAGAAAGGGGGGTTTGACAGTTGATAAGTTCACCGACCCAAGAGGAAAAACATTCACGCTTGCGGATCTCAGGCGGGACCATCCAGAGGCATGGATCAAAGCGGGTTTGCCAGATTAATAATTCACAGTTAGTATACTTATCGAAAGGGACACGCAATGGCGAAATTAAAAGCGGTTTACGACAAAGAAGAAGATATTCCAGTTGAATACAAAGCCCTTTTTAAGCAAAAGGACGAGAAGTGGGCCATAGAGATTGAGGGCATCCAGACTGATGCCAACGTCGCCAGGCTGGAATTTTCCATTAAAAAAGAACGAGATGAGAATGCCAAACTCCGCGAGGAAGCCAAACTCCACGGCAAGACTCCCGAGGAAGTGGTCGCCCTGGCCGAGGAGCTAGAATCGGTTAAGGCCCAACTGGAAGCCGGAGGAGGCAAGCCGGATCAAGAGGCGACTGCCAAACTCGTCGATGCTCAACTCAAGATCAAAGTCGGGCCACTCGAACGAAGCATCCTGAAGCTGACCAAGGAGCGCGACGAGGCCGTGGGCGCGACTCATACGCTTACCGGCGAAATCACGACAGGCAAAATCGAGCTGGCCCTACGTGCAGCGGCTGAAAAAGCGAAGGTGGTCCCTTCCGCGATTCCCGATGTGGTGATGCGCGGTTTGCGGGACTTCGAACTTATCGAGCACGAAGGCAAGATCCGCATCGTCACCAAAGAAGGGCATGCCACACCAGGGATCGAGCCGGAAGTCTGGGTCGAGGACCTCTCACAGATCGCTCCGCACTATTGGCCAGGCAATCAAGGCGCGGGAGCCAATGGATCTGGGATACAACTCGGCATCACCGAGAACAACCCATGGACAAAGGGGCATTGGAACGCGACAGAAAAAGGCAAGATCATCGAAAAGTATGGCAACGAGAAAGCCGGACAGCTAGCGAAGGC